GCCGGAAACTTTGGAGAAATAAACATGGCAAGTGTTCTCGCAGGTTTTCGGCCTGTAAAACATATGACTGGGGCCAATTGGAATGGTCAAGTCAACCGCTATATGATTAGTGCCTCGGATTCACAGGTCACTAACGTAGGCGATTTTGTTCAACTGTCAACAGATGACGCACTAGTAGATACTGCTGGTTTTGGCGTATATCCTGCTGTTGAACGTATTGGGTCTGGTACTGCTGTACCCATTGTAGGTGTTATTGTTGGGTTTGAAGTTGATTATTCAAACCTAAATGCTGGTGCTGTTCGTAGCGCCTCCACCCGTCGAGTGGCTCTTGTAGCTGACTCACCTGACCTGCTTTTTGCCGGTCCTCAAGACGGAACTGGTGGTGTTGTAGCTGCAGCTTCAGTTGGTCTAAATGTGGCAATTAACTTGGGTACTGCCCAGTCAGTTGCTCCCTTTGCTTCAGGTATGTCAGTAGATAGTTCTACTGTAGCTACTACAGCAACTCTCCCTCTGCAGATTGTTGGCGTCACTGCTGCTCCTGATAACATTGTAACTGATACGGCTCGTCCTGCGGAACTACTTGTACGTGTGAATACACATGCGTATAAAGCCGCTGGTATTGCTGGTGTATAAGGAGTAGAATATGTCTATTATCAATAGTGGAAGTTTTGCAAAAGCCCTATGGCCTGGTGTTAATGCTTGGTACGGTAAGGCGTATAATGAGTATTCAGTAGAATACACAAAGCTGTTTGACACTTACAAGTCAAGTAAAGCTTTTGAAGAGGATGTTGGTATTTCAAGCTTTGGCCTTGCGGCTGTTAAGCCTGAAGGTTCACCAATTCAATACGATAGTGAGCGTCAAGCCTACATTACCCGTTACAACCATGTTGTATACGCACTAGGCTTTATCATCACTCGTGAAATGGTGGAAGACGACCAGTATGCTGTAGTTGGTCAACGCAAGGCTCAAGGCCTTGCGTTCTCTATGCGACAGACTAAGGAAATTATCGCAGCTAACGTGTACAACCGTGCTTTTAACAGTGCGTTTGTTGGTGGTGATGGTAAGGAACTTCTGGCAACCGATCACCCCCTGTTTGCTGGTGGTACTTGGAGCAACGAACTAGCTACTGCTGCTGACCTTTCAGAAGCCGCTCTAGAACAAGCTCACATTGATATTGCTGGTTTTACCAATGACCGTGGTCTGCTAATTGCAGTGAAGCCTAAGAGCCTCATCATCCCACGTCAGCTGATGTTTGAAGCCAAGCGTATCACTGCTCCTGACGGCCGTCCTGGTACTGATACCAATGACGTAAACGCCATGAAGCAAATGGGTCTTGTACCTGAAGTCATTGTAAACCATTATCTAACTGACCAAGATGCTTGGTTCCTTCGTACTAACATTCCTCACGGAATGAAGCACTGGGAGCGTCGTGCTGACGGGTTCGACATGGATAATGACTTTGACACTGAGAATGCCAAATATAAGGCAACAGCTCGTTACAGTTTTGGCTGGACCGATCCTCGCGCTCTATTTGGTAGTCCTGGCGCTTAATTAATTTAACGGGAGTCACGGTTTTGAGCCCGTGCCAGCAGGTATTCGCTGCTCCTATTTTTGAAGGAAATTAAGCATGGCTTATTCAAATCCCAATCTTTCTTATCCAAAGCGTCGAAGCACTATGCAGCTGGTTATTCCAGTTGCTCGAACAGATGCGGCTACTCAAAAGGCTTGGATTCCTAAAGATGCGGTAATTACTGGTGTACACGTACTACAAAACGTAAACGCATCTACAGCAGTAGCTACGTTTACTGTTGGCCTTGGTGCTGATGCTGACGGAATTCTTGAGTCTTTTACAATGGCTACTTCTAAAGTAGGTTTAGTAAATGCAGGTGCTTCCGCTGGTGTTGAGGTGCTGACAAAGCAAACTACAGACAAACCTGTAACAGTTACTTATGCTGTAGGTTCTTCGACTGCTGGTGGTACTGGTTTTGTAATCATTGATTTCTTTATTGCTGGTCCTGGCGAAGCAGTAGACGATTAATGTCCTTGGAGGCTGCGTTTGCGGCCTCCTTTTTTTGGAGAAAAATATGAACGTAACTAGTGCAGTTCCTCTAAGAACTGCTCATGTCAATCTAGGGGCTACACCAACAGCAAGCGGAGCTACCCAACTAATTGCAGCCAGTGTTGGAGCAAAGTACAGGGTTCTTAGTGTTGCAGTAGTAGCAACAACTGCTGTCTCAGTAAAATTCCAATCAGCCTCAGCTGACATTACTGGGACGTTTCCTCTAGGAGCTAATGGCGGTTTTGTGCTGCCTTTTAATGAGCACGGTTGGTTTGAAACAAACGAAAATGAAGCGTTAAATATTCATTTAAGTAGTGCTGTTTCAACTGGAGTACAAATTCAATACATTAAACTTGCAGTGGATGGTTAATTATGTTTAGTTGGTTTAAACCTAAAAATAAAAATACAGTGGTAGTTCCAACCGTACATCAAAAACTACTTTCGGGAATGGAACTAATTAAAAAGTTCACTTCCTTAGAAGAACCTAAACTGATCGATTTTCCAAAAGATAAATATAATGTTTTTTGGGAAATTATGCTAGAGTCAACTGCTGGTGGTTATATTGCTCTAGTTCGGTTTTATGACTATTCTGGAAAAGTTGTAAAAGAAACCCAGTATGGTTCAGTTACTATTGAAGAACTAAAACAAAACGTTAACGCAGACATTGTAAAAACTATGTCAGAAAATGTGAGAAAATAATGGCTTTAGGTTTTGTAACATCTTTAAGAAATGCCAGAGCAGATGAAATTTCAGCAGCTATTGGTAATGCTGGTTTAGTTCGTATTTATGATTCTACAAGACCTGCAACTGGCGGGGCTGCTACAACTCTTCTTGCGGAATGCGTTGGTGGAAGTCCTTTTGCTCCCGCGGCTTCCGGAGGAGTTTTAACAGCCAATTCAATTACTCAAGACTCCAGTGCAAATGCTACAGGAACAGCTACTTGGTTTCGAGTAACTACTTCGGGTGGTACTGCTGTTATTGACGGCAATTGTGGCACATCTGGTAGTGATATGAACTTAACTACAACCTCTATTGTAGCTACCCAGCCAGTCAGTATTACAAGTTTTGTATTAACTGAGGGTAACGCTTAACTTTTACTAAGGCTTAAATAGATATGGCTAACATCTACGTAAGATCAACAGACGGAAATAATAGTGATAGCGGTGCTACATGGGCTCTTGCTAAAGCCAATCTTACGGGAGCAGCAGCGATTGATGCTGCTGGAGACGTAATTTATGTGTCTCAAAGTCATGCTGAAAGCACTGCTTCAGCTGTAACTATCGCTTTAGCTGGTAGCCTTAGCAATCCAGTCACTGTTATTTGTGGAAATGATTCTGCAGAGCCCCCAACAAGCTCTGCTACGTCAGCATCTGTTACTACTACTTCTGGGAACATTTCTCTGAGTGGTAGTGCTTATTTTTATGGAATTTCATTTATATCAGCAGGTGCATTAAACTTAAATAATGGTAACGCTCATTCCACTCAATACTACGAATCTTGTGGTTTTACTACAACTAATATTGGGTCTAGTGGACGCTCCACAATTGGTAGCTCTACCAATTTTAGCTATAAAACAATCTTAAAAAACTGTACATTTACGTATGGTTCAGCTACCCAATATTTAATGGCTTATGGTGATGTCATTATTGAGGGCGGAGGATTTTCTGGGAGTGTTACTCCCTCTCCATTTTTTACCCTTCCTCTTGACAGATCAGCAGGTGAGTTTTTAATTAATGGATTTGATTTTTCTGGATGCTCGTCTACTTTTAACATTTTCAATGCAGGAGCAATTAACTCAGGTTTAGGGGTTCTTAGAAATTGTAGGCTACCTGCCGGATGGTCTGGCTCTTTAGTTAGTTCTGGTACAATTCAACCAGGACAACGTTACGAAATGTACAACTGTGACGGGGCAGACACTAATTATAGAGTATGGATTGTAGATAGTCAGGGATCATTAGTGGATGAAACTACTATTGTCCGTACTGGGGGTGCTAGTGACGGAACAACCCCATTATCTTGGAAACTGACAACAGTGTCAAACTGCTCATACCCAAACAATCTATTTTATACTCCAGAAATTGCGCGCTGGAACACAACTGTAGGAAGTCCTGTAACAGTTACAGTAGAAATTATTACTGACGGACTTACAGTTACAGATAAAGAGTGTTGGTTAGAGTTACAGTACCAAGGCACTTCTGGGTTTCCTCGAAGTCTTTTTTCAATAGATAGAGCAACGACTCCGATTAATTCGGCAACAAATCAAACGTCTAGCAGTGTGGCTTGGACTACTACTGGACTAAGTTCACCAATTAAACAAAAGCTTTCTGTGACAGTTACTCCAGAAGAAGTTGGATTTTTTCTAGCTCGTATTATTGTTGCTAGACCCACTACTACTGTCTACGTTGATCCTAAGTTAGATATTACATGACAGAACGATTTGTACCCGGTGGTCTATATATTAATGAAACCACATCAAATACATATCAACTACCTCTTTATTTTTATCTAAATCAAACTGTAGCAAGTAGTTCTGGCTCAACAGCAACTGTAAATGTTACCTTAGACTCAACTACACCAACTGTACTAGCAACTACAACAATTCTTTCAAGCTGTAACAACACTTTAGATAATACTATTAGTGCAGCACAAACTACAACAACAATTCTAGGTAGTTCAGGAACAACCTTAGATTTGGTTATTCCAACAGTTTCTGGAATAGTAGGAGCTTTTGGAGTAACGGGTACAGTAAACAACGTTACAGAAAACACAAACAGTTCGAGTAATGGTACTACTACACTTGTTTTAACTCTTTCGGTAACCCTAGATAATGTTACTTCTTTAATTACAGCAACAAGTGTAATTAATGGTAATGTTTCTTCCACACTACAAAATACTGTCTTAAGTAGCACAGGATTTCCTGGTACTCCTCCAGACACTGCTACTTGGAGAACTTTAACAAATATGGGGCAATAATGGATTTAAAAATAGCAGAGTGGCTTGTTATGGCAGCGTTATCAGGAGTAGTGTGGTTTATGAAGAGAACTTTAGATCAAACCGAAAAACGGATAGAAAAGTTAGAAGAAGGTCAAACTAATATTAAAGAAGAATACCTTCATAAAAATGACTTTAAAGAGTTCAAACTTGAGCTACGCGAAATGTTTAATGAAATTAAAACAGACATTAAAGAGCTGAAAAAATGAGTACATACAAAGCTGGTAGCTGGAATGCAATTTGTGATGTGTGTTCTTTTAAGTTTAAAGCTGACCAGCTAAGAAAAAGATGGGACGGTTTAATGGTCTGTGACAAAGACTTTGAATTAGACCACCCTCAGAAATACTTAAAAGTTTTTGAAGATAAGACAAGTGTGCCTTGGGTACGCTCTAGACCAGCAGATGTGTTTATTACTGAGTGTAATGCTCTAACTTCTTCTAGTGTAGCTGGGTATGCCACTGTTGGCTGCTGGATTGCTGGTAAACCAGCCCCTTTTAGTTATTGAGGATTTTTATGGCTGATTTAGGAACCGTAGTAGATAAAACAACTTTAATTCCTGCTGCATGGGTACAAGATGTAAATGATTTTGTATATCGAGCAAGTGTCAAACTCTTTGGAGTTAATGAACCTGCTGCGGACCTTGCCAACCTTACAGCAGCTATTGCAAGTGCCCCATCAGGGGCTGTCTTAGAACTTTTTGGTACGTTTAAGTTAAATACTACCATTATTATTGAAAAACCTTTAACACTAAAACTATCTCCTACAACTGTACTAGACTTTTCTAGTCTTCCTGCAGGAACAGTGCTGGGTCAAACCTCTGGAATTATTTTTAGAGGAACTACACTTGGAAGTAACTTAACTCTTTCAAGTAATCTAAACGAAAAATCAACTCAAGTTGTTGTAAGTTCCACAAGCACCTTAGCAGCTAATGACTGGGTTATGATTCGATCAAACGACTTGTATGCTGCTGGAGCAGCGCCGGGTCTTGCTACTCTAGGTCATTTTGCTAGAATTAGAACTATTGATAGTGGTACAAATCTAACTTTATACACAAGAAGTCCTTTTACATACAACACAGCAAACAACGCTAGACTAACTAAATTAGCTTTACTTGGTGGGGCTAAAATTGAAGGCGGTCAAATTGTTATGGGTGGTGTAGGAAGTGCTCACACAGGTGTAAGGTTTGAATATTGTCTAAATCCTAGAATTGAGCAAACTCAAATTTCTGGAGGAGAAGACACTGGAGTTACCTTTGCTCTTTGTGTAAATCCTGTGGCATACCTTGTAACTATTTTAAATTCAACTAGTCCTGGTGGATCAATTGGAAACACTGGTTATGGTATTGCTAACTATTCTTGTGAAGCTGGTGCTGTTATTGGAGGATACTTCTTCAACTGTAGACATTCTGTGTCTGGGGGAACAAGTGCTGGTTTTGTGATTCCAAAAAGTTTTAATGTTACAAAAACGTATTCATTTGCATGCGGCTTAAATACGTGGGCTTTGGATTGCCATGAGCCTTGTTTTGAGTGGATTTTTGAAGGTAATGTAACTGAAGGAGGAGCAGGTGGTTTAGTAATTAGAGGTCCAGGTACTAAAGCTCACAACAATTTAATTCGTCATCCAGCAGGAAGTGGTATTTATATTGGACAGTTTAACAACAATACCTCTGGCCTACCTGATGTAGATGTTTCAAATAATGAAATTATTGGCGCTGGAACATACGGAATTCATTTTGTAGGAAATACAGTTCCAGGAGATTTGGTACACACTTCTCTTGTTAAAAACAACACTGTTAGAGACAGTTCCCTACATGCTGTCTTAGTGCAGTATGCTTCTGGTATTGACTTATCTGGAACAATTGTTTCTGGGGTTGGTGGTACATTTCAGATGGGTATTTATCTACAAAATAGTAATAAAGTTACTATTTCAAGTGGGGTTCTAGAAATGACAGCAGCGGGAAATGGTAATGCAGTTTTTGTAGAAAACACTTCTAGGGTGCGTTTATCAAACTTAATCATGACAGGAAATGCTTCAGCAAGTACCCAGGATGCTATTCGAGCAAATGCCTCTAGTGCCCAACAAGGCCTTACAGTAGTAGCTTGTGACGCTGTGAATTTTGGTCGATATGCTTTGCATACCACAAACACAGATAGAGTTATTACGACCAATAATGATTTTAGAGACGTAGTAAGTGCTACTAAAATCTTAATTAGTGGGGCAACTACTAGTGTCAACACAAATAACATTGTATAAGGTTTAATATGACAACATCAGGTAATACTTCTTGGGAACTTACAAGAAACCAAATTATTGAACGTATGTATGCTAAACTTGGTATTCCTGGGGAAGGGAACACACTATCCACTCAACAATACTCTGATGGTGAGATTGCTTTAAACAGTGTAGTTGCTTTAGCTGTAACAGATGGTATGCCATTATGGAAACGTACTGTCGAAAGTCTACCACTATCAACTACAAACCAAGTATATACTTTGACTAACGCTGTTAAAGTAGAAGCTGTGTTTGTCAGAGACGTAGATGGTATTCAATATGAGATTACAAATAAAAGTCTTTATGATTTTTACAATCTCCCCAGAAGCAATTCTGGGGTACCAGTCAACTGGATGTTTCAGCCAGGTATTCAAGGGGGAACACTTTCTTTATGGCCCCTAACAAGTGACAACACTACGGTAAATACTAAAACTGTGCAAGTAGTTTATCAGAAAGAGTTTGATAGTTTTACATCTGCTTCAGAAACTCCTGATTTTCCTGCATACTGGATTCCTGCTTTAATTTACAAAGGAGCTATTATGTTAGCCCCTGAGACTGGACTACCTTTACAAGACCGAATGGATTTAAAACAACAAGCTAAAGAATACTGGGACATGGCCTCAGACCAAGGTGATGAGGGTGGTAGTTTCTTTATACAACCAGAAAGACGGCAGTAATGGCTTTTACAAATACGCCTAGCAACGACACATATAGAACTATTCCAATTCCCATTGATGGTACGACTTCGTATCGCTCTGGGAATTTAGCTACTCGCCGGGATTTGCGTATTTTCAATCTTTACTATGATCGAATTTCTCAAGAGAATAAAGAGCGTGAAGTTAGACTTGTTAAGCGCGACGGTTTAGCTACTACTTTTTATTCTCTAGGAAAAGTGTCTGCGGCTAGTGCTCTACGTGGTAGTTATAATGATGTAGATACAAACACATTCTATTGGGCAGTTGAAGACAAGGTATACTCTGTATCCCCAGACACTAGTTCACTTATTAGAACTGTGGCTATTCTAGCAAGCTCTTCTGGTTATGTTGGTTTCACATCATTTTTAAAAGCATCTGGAGATCGTTATGTGCTGTTTTCGGATGGAAACACTCTTTGGGTAGATGATTATACAACAGCTACTCAAGTTACTGATGTAAATTTACCAAGCCCGCATAAGCCGTATCCAATTTATTTAAACGGATATGTGTTTTTAATTAAATCTGATACTGGTGAAATTTACAACAGCGAAAACGATGATCCTACAGTATGGCCTCCAGATGAGTTTATTGTAGCTGAAATTAATAGCGACTGGGGTGAGCGTATATTTAAAGTTAAGAACTACATTATCTGTTTAGGTAAAAGTTCTATTGAATTCTTTTGGGATGCGGGTAACGACACAGGAAGCCCTTTAAGTAGAAACGATAGCCCTACGCGAAATTTAGGATATGTGACAGCAGGCGCTCAATCAGGGGATGCTATCTTTTTTGTTGGTCAAGATGAAAAACAAAACTTAGGTGTTTACACACTAGATGGCTTTAAAGTAAATAAAGTGTCAAACTCTATTGTAGACCGAACTTTACAAACCTCTTCATCTATAGACAATACTAAAAGCAATGTCTTTTTAAATCGTGATGGTTACATTGTATCGACAAATGGGCACACATTCTATGTTTTAGTTACTAGCCAAACTACTTGGGTTTTAGATATTGACGAAAAACTTTGGTATGAGTGGACTGGCGCTGATGGGCAAGCTTTAAACATTGAAGCTGCTTGGGGTATGTTTAATGGTGCTTGTTATGTTGCTATTGGTGGAAGAACAGAAATGTCTAAGTTTTCTCCTACAGTTTATCAAGACTTTGGACAAAACTTTATCTGCAGATATGTTACTGAAAACATTGATGCAGGTAGTATGAATTGGAAAGTTGCAACCCGTTTAGTAGTGGATGGTGCTCAACAAAACTTTACAGGCTCTAGCAATCTTTCAGTCTATTGGTCAGACAATGACTGGGCAGACAGTGGTACAGCTTTTCGAGTAATTAATGTTTTTGGTATTAGCCCAATGATGTATAACTTAGGTCGTTTTAGGCGTAGAAGTTTTAGACTAGAGTATGCTGATAACTATCCCTGGTTTATTTCAAACTTATATTTAACTGTTAATATTATGGGACATTAAATGGCAGAGATTCTTCCTCCACCTCCAATAGGAGAACCTTTTGCTTCCTATCAATGGGATGACTGGTATAGAAAAGTCAGACAAACTATTAACGATGGGCAGACAATTTCTTGGGCAGCTATCACAGGTAAACCCTCTTTAGTTGAAACTTCTAGGACAATTAACACTACTGCCCCACTAACAGGGGGTGGGAATTTATCTTCTGATAGGACTCTGGACATTTCTGTATTTACCAGCTCATTAAAAGGAGCAGTTCCGGCTTCTGGAGGAGTTGGCACAGAGTATCTTTCTGCTGATGGAACTTTTAAAAATCCGTTAAATCGAGTAGTGTCTGTTACAGGAAGTCGTGGCGGTAACGCTGCCCTTGCGTCTCTTTTAACAGCATTAGCTGGTCTTGGTTTAATTACAGATGGAACTACACCATGAATTACAATGAATTTGGAAACACTGGTTGGTACTCACAAAATAGTGATTGGAATTACACTCCAGCCACATTTGGAGATACAGAAACTCCAGGAGGGTATACACCCTTTGACTGGAAAGAGTATTCATCAAATCCAGAGTTTTTGAAACTTATCGGATATGAGGGTTCTCCTCTCCTCTCAAGTAACACAGGAGATAGTGGGGGTAATCAAGGAGACTACATGCTGTCTCCGGATTTCTTAGAGAAAGCCAACCAGTTTGAGCTTCGTAAAATGACTGGAGAAAACTGGAATGGTTCTCTTTCATCTATTTTCAAAAATGGAAAAGAAGTTTCCCCTAGTTTAAGGCAGTTTTATGGATACAATGACCCACAATGGAATATTGCAGAGGCTCTAGTGGCTTCTGCTATTATGCCTGGAGGTTGGGCAGTTGGCGGACCTTCTACTGGTATTGGAGGTGGTTTGGGTCTTACTGGGTCCGCCGCTATGGGAGCAAACGCTGCTTTTAACACAGCTATTCTAGCTGGTGGAAGTGGGGCTGAGGATAGGGACATTGGTAAAGCCATGCTTACTTCGGCAGGAAGTGCTTTTCTCCCTAACATGGGACAGTATATTGGTATTGACAATCCTGAACTACAAAAGGCTTTTAATGGTATGGTTTCAGGGGCTGCTGGGGCTTCTATTAATGATGGGGATGTTGGGGTTGGTGCTATTACTGGAGCAATACCCGGTCTTGCATCTTATGCTGGAGGAAGATTTATGAATACATCGTATGTACCTACAAGTACAGGACAGTCTTTAATTAACGAAACTAATCAAGCTTCAATGCTGCCTAAAAGTGGATTTGGTACCGCCCCACAAATGAGTCAAGTACCTTCTTATGTTGCTCCTAACAGTCCAATGGCTTACACCAACTCACGATCTTCTAGTGGTTTTGAAATGCCTGAGCTTTCAGAGTTTTTTGGTAAACTTACTCCCTCTTCTCCAGAAGGCTGGGGCAACTTGGCCCAGGGTCTTGCTGGTATGTTTATGGGTGGTATGCAATATCGCAAAAACCGACAACTTGAAAAACAGTTTGGTGCAAATCGTGATTCCTACCAAACAAACCTACGTAGACAGCTACAACGCCGAGACGCAGCTTCTGGTCGTAGAAGCAACTACTCAGGTAGAGAAACACAGCTTGCTGCGGCACTAGCAGAACTTGATAGCCGCAACATGCCTGCTATTTCTTCTCTACAAAGCAACCAGCTTCGTGGTCTTGCTGACATGTTCCAAAGCGGTCTTCGCTACGCAGGAAAGCAAGGAGTGTTTGGAGACCTTACTCCTAGAGACAATCTACCAGTTAGTTCTTTCTTACCTTCGCTAGCGCCTATGCCACAAAGCTCTAATGTATATGACACTTCATGGATGAGTGGAAACGGTTTAGGG